GGTCAGGGCGAAGGTCAGGGCGAAGGTCAGGGCGAAGGTCAGGGCGAAGGTCAGGGCGAGGGTCAAGGCGGTGCTGAGGGCAGTCAACAGACTGAGCAGCAATGATAACCCTCGAATTGGTCAAGCTTCATCTTCGTGTTGACGGGGATGATGAGGACGACTTGATTCGTCTTTATTACGAGGCGGCTGTGTCTGACTGTGCGGCATATTTAAACCGCCCTTTGTATCAAGACGAGGCGGCGGCAAGTGAAGCTGCTAAAGCAGGTAAGGCTGATGGTGTAGTGCTGAATTCTTCTATCCGCAATGCTATTTTGCTGACGGTCGGGTATTTGTATTCTACCCGCGAAGATGGCGCGGTCGGGTTGCCGCGTGCCGCTCGACGGCTGTTGGAGCCGTTTCGCAATCTGCCCGGCGTGTAGTCGGGTTTCTAGATCGGTTAAGCGTAAACCGTACGCCCCAAAACGCTCTTCTGCTTTATTTTATTCTGATTAGGGCTTGATACGGCGTTGCCCGACTTCTTTTGGTGCAGCTAAGGCTTGCGGCTGCCTGTTTGAGTGCGAGCCAAGATAAAGAACCGTCCGAACGGCAGATTTCGGGCGGTTTTTTGATTTTACACATTACAGATTATGGAAACTTCGAATAAGAAAGCGGTTTTGGCGTATATCCGAAACAATCCGGGTTGTACGGCCACGGCTGTTGCCAATGAGGTGTTTGGCAAATGGCGTTGGAGCGGTTGGATTTTTGCGTGAAACGATATTGGTGCGCTTTGCGACGAGGGTTTGGTCGATGAGCGTTTTTATCGTGGGATTTCGGTGTTTTACCCTGTGGAAGTTAAAGAGGAGGCGTGATGAAGGAAAAAGACAATATCAATCCGGCACATTACCGTCAGCAGCCGTATGAGTGCATCGAGTTTACGGAAAATATGAATTTCAACATGGGTAATGCGTTCAAGTATATTTGGCGGTATCGGGACAAGAACGGCATCGAAGATTTGAAAAAGGCGCGGTGGTATCTGCAAAGGCAGTTGGATTCTGCGCCGATGTTTTCGCTGTTGGGTTTAGAACTTTGTAACGACTTGAGCCGAAAATTGGATGAGTGCATGCGTTACGGAAAGTTCGTAGTTGGGCAATATCTTTTGCTGGTCGGCATCTTGTCCTATTCTTTTTGTGAAAATAGCGAAACTTTATCAGATGGGATTGAAATATTAGATGATTTTATTAAGTGTATTGAATGTGACGAAGTAGGAATTTGACGGCTTATTAGGCGGCGGATAATATTGGATACTATTTTTTAAAGGGAATATGTATGAAGATTTTGTTGTTATCTGTTGTTTTGCTTGCGCTGGCGGGTTGTGGTGAGCCATCTCAAAAAGAGAAAGATCAATTTGCCGTTGATTATTGTCGTGAGCGCGCTGTGAAGGATGCTGACGGGGATAAGTCGATGGAGCGGTTTTTGTTGGGGGCTTGCGATATTTTGGCGGATAAATTCCGACAGAAATATCATGAGGAGCCTTGATTGTGTGTTTTGAGAAAGGTCGTCTGAGTTTCAGACGGCCTTTTTGTTTGGGGCGGGTATGAATGCTGGGCAGTTGCGTCATCGGGTGGAGATTCTCCAACGGGTGAAAGAAAAGGACAAGTCGGGGGCGACGGTGTCTGTTTGGCGGCCTTTGGCTAAATTGTGGGCTGATGTGCGGCATGTGTCCGGTTCGGAGACGATGCGGAATGATGTTTTGACGGCTTCGGTACGCGCTTCTGTGCGGATTCGTTGGCGAACTGGGATTTCGGCGGATATGCGGGTTCGGACGGAGAATGGGGTTTATGTTATCCGTGCGGTGATTCCTGATTTGCGCCGGCGTGAATTTTTGGATTTGACGTGTGAGAGCCTGCCTGATGAAAGTTGATATTGATGCTGATTTTTCGGACGCGATTGCGCGGTTTGACAGTTTGCCGGAGGCGGTAGGCGAGAAGCTGCGTTGGGCGGCGTTTCAGGGTGTGGAATTGTTGCGTGAGGAGATTAAGATTCAGGCTCCGCGCCATCATAAGTGGCATTATTTTTATAGTAAGGGCAGCCGCAATGCTGATGGGAGTAAGCGGCGATATGATTTTGAGCCGGGCGATTTGAGACGCTCGGTTTTTGCTTTTTATGATAAGTCGGATTCGGTCGAGGGGCGGCGGGCGGTTTATCAGGTGGGTTGGCGTGACCGTGAGGGGAATCGCGGCCGATATGAGGGCGGCACGCTTCGGGCTGTGCCTTATGGGTATATGGTGCATAACGGGGTACGCCGGAAAAATGGTAAGTCGATTGCACCGCGTCCTTTTTTGTCCCGTGCTTTGAAGATTCAGGGGGCGAAGATGGAGGCTGTGATGTTGGATGCTGTGTTGGAGGTGGTGCGTGGAAGAATCTCTGATTAGTGCGATAAGCCGTGTTTTGCCGGATGTGGATGTTTATCATGACTTCGCGCCGGAAGAAGCTGAGTTTCCGTTGGTGATTGTGCAGCGGGTCGGCGGCGCGGGCTGTTTGTTTTTAGACCATAACGATGATGGGTATGAGGTGCGATTTTCTATCTCGGTGTGGGATGTTGACCGTTTGGGGGCGGTGGAGAAGAGCCGTGCGGTGGAGCGGTCGGTGTTGGATTCGTTGGAAGGTTATGCGCTGTCGGCGGCGGATGCGGTCGTTTTGGACGATGGCCGGCGCGGGATGGTGCAGGATTTTGTTTTTGTGACTGCCGATTAGGCGGTTTTTTATTGGCGGTTGTCTGTTTGGACGGCCTTTTTTGTTTTGTTTTTTAAGGATTTTGATATGGCTGTAACTTTGGCTAATGGTTCGATCGTGCAGATTGCTACGAAGCTGGTGGCTGAGAAGAAGGTCACGGCAGTCTCTAATGAGGCTGAGGCGGTGTGTACTGCTACGGCGCATGGTTTGCAGAATGGTGATTATGTGGCTTTGCTGTCCGGTTGGGGCGTTTTGAATGAACGTGTCTTTCGTGTGACGAGCGTTGATGCGAACAGTTTTAAACTGGACGGCATCGATACGCGCGATTTGAATAAGTTTCCTGCGGGTTCGGGCGCGGGCAGTTTTCAGAAGGTGGAAGCGTGGCAGCAGATTCCGCAGATTATGGAAGTGTCTAGTTCGGGCGGCGAGCAGCAGTTCGTTGAGTTCGGCTTCTTGGAAGATGACTTCGAGCGTAAGCTGCCGACGACCCAGTCTGCGTATTCGATGACGTTCAAAATTGCTGATGACCCGAATTTACCCGGCTATAAGGCGGCACAGACGGCAAGCGACAGCGGTAAGCTGACGCCGATGCGTATTATTCTGAAAAATAAATCGGTGGTCGTGTACAACGGCTATGTGAGTATGAGTCCGATGCCTCAACTTGTGCGTAACGAGGTGATGGCGGTCAATATGACGTATTCGCTGTCCGGTTTGTTTAACCGTTATTTGTAATTTCGTCTGGTCTCTTTGGTGGACTTGTGTAACTTTACCGCCCTTCGGGGCGGTCTTTTTTTGGGAAATTGTGATGTCTAAATTGAAATTGGCGCATGCGGCGACTTTTAAAACTGAAGTAAAGATTCCGACTCCTGCCGGCGAGCCGGTCGCGGTGGAATTTGAGTTTGTTTGGTTGAACCGTAAGGCTATGGATGAGTTTGCGGATGAGTGTGACAGCAAAGACCGGATCGATGCTGATTTGGTGTTGAAAATTACGAAGTCTTGGGGCTTCGAAGATGAATTCAATGCTGAAAATATGGCGTATCTGCTGGATGAATATCCGTTTGCGGTTGGGGAAATTCTGAGTGCGTTCTATCAGGCGTATAGCGGCGCGCGTGAAAAAAACTGATTGCCGCCGTCCGCGCGATGTTTTCTGACGACGAGAAGACGGTCTCGTCGTTGGGATTCTTCGGCTTTGATGCGGATGAATTGACGGCGGATGAGGTGGATGTGTGGCCGAACAATTGGGAGGCTGTGCAGTTGTTTTCGTCGGTCTGCGGTCAGTGGCGCGTCAGCATGGCGGGGGCGTATGCGCTGGATTATAAGGCGGTCGCTGCGGCTATGGATTTGATGGGGATTAAGAAGCGGCGGCGGAGGAAGTTGTTTGAGTTTGTGCGCGTGATGGAGCGTGAGGCGTTGTCGATAATGGGCGAGAAGAAAGATGGCTGAGAATACGATTAAGGCGGGTTTGGATGTCAGCGAAATCGAATCCGGCGCGAAAAAGGCGGGTGTTGCGCTTCGCAGTATCGGCAAGGCGGCGAAGGACGCGGGTCAGCAATCGGCGGCGGGCGCGGCGGCGACGGCGGCGGGATATGATAAGGCTTCGAAGGAAGCGGAACGGCTGGCGAAGAAGCAGGAGCGTGCTACTCAGTCCATTATTAATGCGGTACAGCGTGAAATTGCTGTTCGTGAGTCAGGCGGGCGCAGTACGGCGGCTTATTATGAGTTGCTGGCGCGTCAACGTGGCGCGGATGTTGCAAAAATCAGCGAGATTACGCAGGCGTTGAAGCGTCAAGAGAATCAACTGAAGCTGAATAATATTTCCGTCGGGCAGTACAACAATGCGATGCGTATGGTTCCGGCTCAGTTTACGGATATTTTTACGCAGTTGGCAGGCGGACAGAATCCGTTTTTGGTTGCGTTGCAGCAAGGCGGTCAGCTTCGTGATTCGTTCGGCGGCTTTGGGAATATGTTCCGCGGGCTGGCGGCGAGTATCAATCCTGCGACGGTGGCGGTTGGTGCTTTGGCGGGCGGCGTGGTCGCTTTGGCCAAGGCTTATTACGATGGGGCGGAAGAATCGCGCCGTTTTGCCGCTGCGGTCATCTTTGCCGGCGGAAGCGCGGGAGTGTCGTCCGACAAGTTGATTGCCGTTGCCGATTCGGTCGGGCGGACGACGGGCGGCTGGTCGGAAGCACGCGAGGCGGTGCTGTCGTTTGTCCAAAGCGGCGCGGTTGCTTCGGACAATTACGGGCATTTTGCGGAATCAGTGGTCTTGCAGTCGAAAGCGACGGGTAAGAGCATTGAGGATTTAGCGAAAACCTATGAGGAAATCGCCGACGATCCGCTGAAAGCAGTCGTTAAGTTTTCGCGTGTGTATCAGACGCTGAATGCGGATGTTTACGAACAGGCGCGGGCTTTAATCGAGCAGGGTAGGCAGCAGGAAGCGGTGGCTTTGGTTCAGGGTAAGTTTGCCGATGAGTCGAAGCAGATGTCAGAGCGTGTGCTGGAAAACTTGGGCGCGATTGAGAAAGGCTGGAAGTCAATCAAAGAGGCGGCGTCTGAAGCGTGGGAGGGGATGAAATCCATCGGGCGCGATGAAACGCTTGATGAGCAGCTTAAAGTTGCTGAGGATATGCTTGGTCGTCTGAATGGTGCGAAAAATGATCCAAATCAGAAATGGCTTTACGAAAATCAGAAGAAGAAGGTTGATGATTTACGAGCCAAAATACAAGATCGAGATGCTAAGACTGCTCGAGATGCACAACAAAGTAAGGATAGAGAAGCGGGGGTAAAGGCTCTTGAGAAGTTTTCTCTTTTGTCCGAACAGGTTATGAGCCGTGAAGAGCGTTTCCATAAAAAACGGGTTGAGTGGCAGAACGAACTCAATGCGTTGCGTAAAGTTGGTGATGCTGCTGCTATTGCTCGGGCGCAAAAGACGTTTAATGAGTGGGAAAGGCAGGAGAAGGCGGCAATTGCGGCGGAGAAAGCGCGCGAGGCGAAAAAAGCGGGTCGGTCGGCTGTTAATAAAAACCTGTTTCCGACCACTTCTGCAGGATTGAGGTTGAAGCCCGGTGCTGAGGACGGTGGTCGTGCGTTTGGCGGTACTTATGCTGCGATGCACGCGATGCAGCAGTTTTTGGGTAACAAACTGGTTCGGTTTGGTGCGGTAAACGACAAATATCATATTGGGAAAAACAGTTTTCACAATAAGGGTTTGGCGTTTGATATGACTCCGAATCTGTCTTTGAAGAGCGAAGACAAGGCGAAGGTTGCGCGACAGATTAAGCAATACTTCGAGTCTTTGGGATTCGAGGACGGAAAAGACTTTAATGTCAAATTTGAAGTCGGCGGTCAGGTCAACAAGAATGGCACGAAATCGACGGCTGACCATTGGCATTTTAATTGGCGGTCTCAAGAGGCGGCGGCACGTTTTGCCGGCGGCGTGGACGGCCAGGCTAAGGCGATGGCGCGTTCGGGTTTGTTTGCTGAGGCAAGACAGGCGAAGCCTGAGCTTACCGATTACCAAAAGTGGCAACAGGATTTTTCCAAACGGCAGCTTGCGGTAAACGCGGAGCTTTCTTTGTCCGCTGCCAATGTCAATAAGATTTATGTGGAGCAGCTTCGATTGCTGTCTGACCCGACCTTTAAGAAATGGTCGGCGTCGGAGCGTCAGGCGGCTATGGATTTGGCGATCAAGGCTGACAATCAGGCTGAGTTGACGAAAGAGGCGAAGAAATACGCGGATGCGCTGCGGGAACTTGAGGCTGCAAGTCAGCGTGATTTCGACGACCAGTTGTTTGAGTTGTCGTTGTTGGGCAAGACGCGCGAGGAAGTGGAGCGGCTGACGGCGGCGCGCAAATACGACAAGCTGATCGCGGAGGCAAATGCGGCGGGTGCGGGCGCGGATATTATCGGCGGTCTGCAAACGGCGAAGTTGGATAATGACGGTCGTATTCAAGAGCAATTACGCTTGGCGAAGGAAACCAAGGAGGCTTTCGGTAACGATTGGCTGGCGGGCATTTCGGACGGCATGCGGAATTATTCGGATTCGTTCAAGTCGATGCGCGAGAATATGTCTGATGCTGTGACGGGGTCGCTCGGTAAGATGTCAGATTCGTTGGCGGATTTTGTGGCAACGGGTAAGGCTGATTTTCGCGGGTTGGCTGTGTCTATCCTGCAAGACTTGTCGAAAATGCTGATTAAGATGGCGTTGTTCAACGCGATGAAGGCGGCGATGAGTGCTTGGGGCGGCGGCGGTTTCAAAGACGGCGGCATGGTGCAGCAGTTTTCAAACGGCGGCGCGGTGTGGGGCGCGGGTACGGCGACGAGCGACAGTATCCCTGCTATGTTGTCTAATGGCGAGTTTGTCATCAATGCGGCGTCCACGCGCCGTCATCGTGCTTTGCTGGAGGCCATCAATAAAAACCGCTACGCTTCGGGCGGGGTGGTTGGCGTTGCGCCGCAGGTCGCTGCTTTGGGCGGCGGTACGGGTGGCATGACGGTAAACATTACGATTAATCGTGACGGGTCTTCTGATTCGTCGGTTGATGGTGATGTTGAGATGGCGAAGCAACTGGGCGCGGCTCTGCCTGCGATGATTGAAAATTGGTTTGTCAATAATGTGGTTCGGGTCGGCGGTCGTTATCACGGCAGCCGTTGATTCGGTCTAAGAGGTTTTATGGCTAAGGTTTTTAAGTGGCAGGTCACGTCGGAAAGTATGGCGAAACACTCGTTTAATGTGCGCTCGGTCAAGTTCGGCAATGGGTATGAGCAGCGTCAGAAATTGACGCTGAAGCCGAAAATGCAGACTTGGCAAATACGTATTGTGGGAATGAAGCCTTTGATTGAGGAAATCAAGGGCTTTTTTGATTCCTGCGGCGGGGTGGAGCCGTTTTTCTGGACGCCGATTGGTCGGGAGCGGCTGTTGGTCAAAGTGTCGGAATACACGGAAACGCCGAAGGGCGGAAAGGTGTATGAGCTTTCGGCGGAATTTGAGGAGGTCATGGCATGAATGCGCGGATGAAGGCGTTGTCGGGAACGATGCTCAAGGCATTGTCGGCGGCGCAACAGGATGTGTTGGTTGAGATGTGGGAAGTGGATTTCCGCGCTTTGGGCGGGGAGGTCTTCCGCTTCTGCAATCAGGTCAATGAACTGAATCAGGCGGTCGTCTGGAAGGGGCAGGAATATACGCCCTACCCTATTTCTGCGGAAGGCTTTGAAACGACTTCGCAGGGGGCGGGCAACCGTCCGACGCTGACGGTTTCAAACCTGCTCGGGTTTGTGACCGGCGCGGCTGACCAGTATAACCAATTGGTCGGGG